GAGAATATTAAATAAAGCTAATCCAAAAATAGCAGGTTCTGGTATTTCTGTTAGCACTACGTCAGCAGGTTGTGGAGTATCTAAACTGTCGTAATCAAATCTAACTCTTAGTGTTGGTTGTGCATCTCCTTCTGGAGTAAATGCAATCTTAGCATAATCTAAAGTCTTAAGAGTTCCTAAGTCTCCATAATCATAATCTGGAGATTGATACTCTGCTTCAATGTTTGCACCATTAAAACTATTACCTGTATTATGATTAAAGATTTTACCATCTCTATCACCATGATAAACTCTTTCTAATCCTGTACTATCAAATCCAGATGTAATAGCAGGTGCTTGGATTCCTAATGTTTCTGACCATTCAAATCCTTGTGGTCTAAGTGTTCCTATAATACCTTTTGAAGTTGCTGTTGTATCTGTAGCTGTACTATAAAACATTCTGTATTGTGACTTGTCTCTAAGTACAACACTACTAAATTGTAATGTATTAGCGGCGGCGGCTATGTCATTAATTAAAGGCTGTATAGCCTGACTAATTGTACCTAACTCAACGTCACCAATTCTTGATGTACCAGCAACTGTTCTGAATCCATCAGGTGCTAAAAATATTAAGTCACCAGCAATCTCTTGGATTGTTTGACCATCTAAGCAACCTACATTTTTAGTAACAGGAACTACAGCAGTCGTAGACGCATTATTTATATTTTGTAATTTAAATATTGAGTTTTGACAAAATATAAATAATTCGTTACGGAAACTTTTAAGACCTACTACCTTGTCTTCTAATGTTACACTACCTGAACCTGAACCACTAAAACTATCTATATCATTTGTACTACTATAATAAATAGTGTTAGGTGTAGAAGGGTCTCCTGCAACAACTAAATGTTGGTCATGTATTGTACAAAACTTTGCAGTAGTAGAACCACTAATAGTTATTTGACTTGCAAAGTAAGTTCTAGCATTTATGTTTGCAGATGTACCTGTCATTTTAAATAAGAAAGGTTTGTTATTACCACTCTTATCTGTTATAACTACTTCACCGTAAGTTGATGTACCTTCAAATACAGCAAACTCACACTGGTCTACACCGCTAAGTGCTAACTCACTTCTTCCTGTAAATGCAGAATAATTATCTCCACTAGAATCAACACTAGCTTTATTAAGTTGTAGCCAAGCATTATCTCCGTCTTGACTAAAAAATATATCATCACCTACAACAGCTATTACGCCATCAGCATATACTAACAAACCTTCTACATCATTAGTAGTATTAGGTAGCGTATCGCCAAACAAACTAAATCCGTTTATTCTACGATAACCACCTTCAGTAGATACTTCAAAGTTTCTTAACTTAGTAGCAACTCCTGGGGTTTGTAGTAACGCTAAAGAGTTAGTAGACTTATTAAGTCCACCTCCTAACGGTACGGAAAAAGGTTGAGAACCTGCCATTTAGAAATAAGTCCTGTCATCTGACATATAAGTAGGTGCAGGATTAATCAAATTAGATTTCATAGTCCTCATATTCTTTTTATATTCGTCAAGTGCAAAAGAAGCTTGTTGTAAATTTTCTTTAAATTGATGTACATAATATCTTGTACGTGCTGTTATTACATTACTATATTGTTCTGGCATAGTAATCGCATCATTATATGCTGACAATGATGTAGGCTTTTCAAAAGCATAAAAGTGTACGTTATACACTTTATCAGGTATTGGACTTAATCCAAACTTTCTATGGTCTGGGCTTTTAATAACATATCTTGGTTCACCATGAGAAGCATCTGAACCATTTGCATCATCTGCATTTTCACTATCTCTATAATATTGCTTCCAATCAGATAGTGTTAAAAATTTTAATCCTTTAGAAACGTAAGGACTTGTTTCTCCACTTACGTTTATTGTTGTTAAGTAAAAATCATCCCAGTCTACTGAAGAGTAGTCTGTTGTAATATTTGAACTACCACTTTTTAAAGTATACCATCTTGTTCCTGCTGTTGTAGCTACAGTTACATTACCATAAAAAGGGTCTGTACTTCCACTAACTCCTGCTGAAAAAAAAGGTAGCTGTGGTTCTTGATTTGCTATATCAAATATAGATTTATTAATAGCGTCTTTTACAAATGCTTGAATACCTGTTGCACTTTCAAAAGTACCAGAAGTTAAGACAACTTCATTAAGTTCTCTCAATACTTCATTACTTAAATCTAAATATGTACTAGCCATTATTTTTTACCTTTAGCCTTTAGCTTTGCTTTTTTACTTAAATCTTTAAAATGAAAAAGTTTTACGCTGGTCTTACTGTGTGTTTTGCCAGAATGTAAATCTCCGTTAGGCATTTTGTGTGAACCGCCTTTATGTTCAGTGCCGTCTATTTTATAATGTTTTACGCCTTTCATTATTAATTAGCCTTTGCTTTAGGTGTATTATCTATTACTGGACCGCCATCCATATATTGAACTCTACCGCCACCATACATCATTTGTTTTTTCTTTCCCATCATTCCTCCACCCATTTTACCTTCTCTTTTTTCTTTTTTAGAAGGTCTTCCTACTGAGCTTCCGTATGTTCCTTTTCCCATTGGCATAATTATTCTCCTTATATTAAATTTAAAAAGTGGAGAGGTCCGTAAAGACCCCTCCAAGTTTGACATTAGTCAATTACGTAGAATGCACTACATAGGGCATCATCTCTAAGTACTTTTGCACCATAGACATGAAGACCACGCACAATATCACCAAACGATGTTGGGTCTCTCAACACTTCAGTTGAAAGAATTGTGTTTGCAGTAGCTGTAGAACTCATATGTCCAGCCATAACTTTACCAGTCGCATTAGACGTAGCGGCAATGTTATTAGACTTGTACATATCGAATCCACGTAGCTTTCCACTAGAAACTAAACCATTTCTGATTGAGCCTTGACCTGCGTTGAAGTCAACAGATAGCATTTTAGAGCCAGATTGTGACAACTCTTCATAGAATGAAGGAGGTGCAACAAACCAACGACCTTCTTCAGGTACGTTTTGGTCATCTAATAGTCTAGCCATTCTAGCCATTAGGTCAATAGCATCTACACCAGTTCCATCTGAACCAAGTAGGTCTACAGAGTTAGTTGCGTGAGTCATAGTAGCATCAGCAGTAGCACTGTCAGAACCAATAATATGGTCAGGAGATGAAGCAGAACAACCAGCAAACATAGTAGCTAGTACAGCCGCATCGTATGCATCTTTAAGAGCATAAGCCGCAGAGCTTGAAGCTACTTCTTTGAAGTTAACATGTGACATATTGCTTTCGATATCATCTACGATGAATTTAAAAGCTTTAGCACTATCAACAACCAAAGAAATTTCTTGGTCGGTTAGTTTTGTGTCAGTAGTGTCAGAACCACGAGTGTAGTCTGATACTGAAATGACAGGTTCTTTAATAATCTTTACAGAGTCTCCGAAAGAGGAAATTTCACCAGCATAATCTGTGTTGGTGATAGCTTCTACAACCGAGGCTTTTCTGAAAAAGTTTAAAACCTTTTTAGAGTAAACCGAAGGTAAGAAGAAACTATTAGTTTGTCCACTTACGGAGTTTGCAAAGTTAGCATTTGTATCTGTTGAGGGTTCAAAAAATTGAGCCATGATACTTCTCCTTTAAGTTAATTATAGTTTATTTCGAGATTCTGCCTTCTTGCATAGCATCTGATATTTCCTTTTCGTATTTATCAAATTCTGCCATACTCATAGACGCAATCTCCCTTTCTGACCAAATTTTCTCAGAAGTAGGCTCTACACTAGTTGTTTTAGTAGAAACCATATCTGCCGCAGATTGTCTGGTCGGTTTTTTAGAAGATGGCTTAGTCTTTGGAACATCAATACCAATATCTTTTTTAAACAAATCAAGAGCACGTGAAGCTAAATCAGCATCGTCATTGTTGTCATATATCCATGCTTGAATAGATGAGTGTTGTTCTTTTGCCCATTCATGAAAGTCATCACTGTTTCTAATATCTTCAAAATCAGGATGTCTATCCATCAACCTTTTTTCTGCATCTTGTCGTACTAAATCGTTTTCACGTTCTTGGAGTTTACTAAGGCGTTCTTCTAGAACTTTTGCTTTAGATTCACTTTGCATATGAGCAACGGTTTCTACAACTTCATACACATCAGGATAGTCTGTCTTAAACTTTTCAAGTTCTTCTGGGGATTTAGGTGCTCTATACTCAGGTTGTTTAACTTGATTTAGAAGTTCTTCTTCCCTAGACTTAAATTCATTAAGCTTACTATCGTAATGTTTTTTTAAATCATCATAGCGTTTTTTGTAGTCTGGCTTCTTGTAAGGAGTTTCCTTTTTTGATTCCAGTTCCTCTCTATTAACACTTCCTTCATTACCAATTTCAGTTACGTCATCGCTTTTAAAAAGTTTATTTTGAGGGTCTTCAAAATACATACTATTAGATGATACAAAAGGTTTATCATCACTATTGTGCCAATCTTTTTTTGCATTATAAGGATTTGGCGTTTGTTCTTTTTGGACTGTATTAGTCATCTTCTTCTCCTAATCAGGGCTTCGTTTACAAGGTAGCTCTATGTCGACTAGAGGGCTTGTATGTAAAGGTAGCCTTTCGGTTTATAAAAT